AATAGCACAAAAGCTTGAAGATATTGCTTCCTATTTAAAAAAGCAATATAAAAAAATTACTAGCAATTCTCTTTCATTAACGAAGATAGGCAAAGAACCTGACATTTTTGTTCAATCATTAAGTCGGCGGCGTTCTATGGTGAATGCCACCTGTTCTTATAAAATTGGCGGAATACCTGAAGAACCCGAATTAGGACAGACCACAGACGAAAGATTAGATAAATCAATTAAGAAATGGCTTGGAATGGGAAAAGACGGATTTTCGGGTGCTAAAAAAGTAAAAAACATTACAGGCAAACGGGACGAAGAACCACGAACATGAAGTTAACAAAGCCAAAATTACTTCAATTTATTGATGAATCTATGAATGATGATTCACGAATTCTTCAAGCCTTAATGGATATTCTGGGAGCACAGAAAGAAACTGTTGAAAAACTTGAAGATTTAGATGTAAGTATGGATTATGTGGCTTCAGCATTAACAAATACCGATCCACTCGGTATACAAATAAAACAAAGAACATTGGGCCGCAAAGCGGCGATGAGGAGTATTGAAGGTGAAACTGAATAGAAAACAATTAAAAGAATTAATTCTTGAGGAAATGAAGAAGATAGAAGAAGCTGAAATTCCATCGGTGGTTCAAGCTCCGTCTGGAGGTCAAGTCGCTCCAACGGCGCAAAAGGAACCAGAGGCAGAAGCAGAACAAGGCCAAATGCCTCCCGATGTTGAGAGAGACTTAAAGGTTGGTTTTGCCACCAAATTTGATGAATTGGTGAAAGATAACATTAATACTCCAGCCGAGGCCACAGCGTTTATAGGTGCGATGGTTGATCTTATGGAAAAGGTTCCGCCACAAGTAGCTATGAGAGTCTTAAAACAAGAATTATCAAAACGCCAAAAAATGGCAACTTCATAATTAAAATGTATGTCCCAATATTTATCAAAAAAAGAACTGGTTAGGGAAATTGTCAAGTGTGGCAAGGATCCAGTTTATTTTATTGACAACTATTGCAGAATTTCACATCCAACTCAAGGGCAAATAGCCTTTAAAACTTGGGATTTTCAAAAAGAATTATTACAAAAGTTTAATGATTACCGAAACAATGTAATTCTAAAATCCCGTCAAATGGGTATTTCAACAATTACTGCTGCCTATGTTTCATGGATGATGCTGTTTCATCGCGATAAAAACATTCTTGTTATTGCAACCAAATTCAGCACAGCCGCCAATCTTGTTAAGAAAGTCAAAGCTATGATCAAAGTTCTTCCTCCTTGGTTTGATCAAATAGCAACTATTGAAATTGATAATCGATCTTCTTTTGTTTTAAATAATGGTTCTGAAATTAAAGCATCTTCAACTTCAGCAGACGCTGGGCGTTCCGAAGCACTTTCTCTATTGGTGATTGACGAAGCCGCACACATTGACGGTTTTGATGATTTGTGGACCGCACTTCAACCAACGATGGCTGCGGGTGGACGATGCATCGCCCTTTCATCTCCTAACGGTGTTGGAAATTGGTTTCACAAAACTTATGTAGCGGCAAACAATGGCGAAAATAGTTTTTATCCAACAATACTACATTGGACGCTACATCCAGAACGAGATCAAGAATGGTTTAATGACGTTACTAAAAATTTATCAAAAAGAAAAATAGCTCAAGAGTACGAGTGTAATTTTAATGCTTCCGGCGAAACTGTTATCAATTCAGAAGATTTAAAAAAAATTATGGAATCTTGTGGCGAACCAAAGTATCAGACAGGGTTCGATAGAAATTTTTGGATTTGGGAAGAATTTAAACCCGAAAGCAAATATTTATTAGTGGGAGATGTTTCTCGTGGCGACGGCAACGACTATTCAGTTTTTCACATTTTTAAAATAAACACAATGGAGCAAGTAGCAGAATACCGTGGCAAACCAACAACAGATTTATTCTCAAGGATTTTATTCGACGCAGGAAAAGAATACGGAGATGCGATGGTCGTGGTCGAAAATAATAACATCGGCTTCTCAGTTTTGGAAAAACTCATTGACGCCGGTTATCCAAATTTATATTACTCTACTAAAGGAACTCACGAATTTGTTGATCAATACGAAGCGCAGAACATTTCAAATTCTATCCCTGGCTTTACAACATCTCAAAAAACTAGACCGCTGATAGTTTCTAAATTAGAAGAATTCATTCGAAATGATTTAATCACAATACACTCTGCTCGTACTCAGCAAGAGTTGAAAACTTTTGTTTGGAAAAATGGAAGACCAGAGTCACAAAGAGGATACAACGATGATTTGGTTATTTCATTGGCAATCGCTTGTTGGATTAGAGATACAGTTCTTGAGGAAAATACCCGCGATTTACAATATAAAAGGGCATTTTTAAATTCTATGATCTTAACTTCTACTAAATTAAATACGACTATTCCAGGTCAACAAGGTTACAAAAGGAACGAAACATTTGATAAAATGAATAATGCAAAAAAAATGTATAATGATTTTGGATGGATTTTAAAAGGATAAAAAATGGCACAGAATAATAAAAAACCTAATACAAGGAATCCCGACTCATTTTTATTTAAGGCACTTACCAGATTGTTGTCTGGGCCACTGACGCAATACCAACGTCAAAATCCACGCCAACTCAAAAGATGGCAATTAGATAAATATAAGTTTCAATCAGCTGGTGGATTAAGTTTTAAGAAATCTTCTACGAATCCTTTTGACAATGTTTTTGGTAAATCATTGGCAGGAGAAGCCAGAGCAGAAAGATACATTGATTTTGATCAAATGGAATACATGCCAGAGATCGCTTCAGCACTTGACATTTATGGTGATGAAATGACTGTATCTTCGCCATTACAAAAACTATTAACCGTTAATTGTCACAATGAAGAAATCAAAGAAATTTTAAATACATTATTTTATGGTGTTATGAACATTGAATTTAATTTATTTGGATGGTGTCGGAGTGTGTGTAAATACGGAGATTATTTCTTGTATCTAGACATCGATGATAAATTAGGAATTAAATCAGCGATTGGTCTTCCATCTGTGGAAATTGAAAGACTTGAGGGAGAAGATAAAACTAACCCAAATTATGTTCAGTTTCAATGGAATAGTGGTGGTTTAACATTCGAAAATTGGCAAATTTGTCATTTTAGAAATCTTGGAAACGATAAATATGCTCCCTATGGAACTTCTGTTTTGGAAGCATCCCGTCGAATTTGGAGACAATTACAACTTCTTGAAGACGCGATGATGGCCTATCGAATCGTCCGTTCTCCCGAAAGAAGAGTTTTTTATGTCGATGTGGGAGGAATTCCAGAGAACGAAGTTGAACAGCACATGCAAAGAATTGTAACTCAAATGAAAAGGAATCAGGTTATTTCTGAAGATACTGGTCGTGTTGATTTACGTTACAACCCAATGTCTGTTGACGAAGATTATTTTATTCCTGTTCGCGGACAAGCAGCTGGCACAAGAATTGAGTCGTTACCAGGTGGTACTTATACCGGAGACATTGACGATGTTAAATATTTAAGGGATAAACTATTTTCAGCTTTAAAGGTTCCCGCATCCTATCTGACGCAAGGAGAAGAAGGAGGTGAAGATAAAACAACTCTTGCACAAAAAGACATTCGTTTTGCCCGAACGATCACAAGACTTCAAAGAAACATTGTTTCAGAATTAGAAAAAATTGCAGTAGTTCATTTGTATACTCTAGGATATAAAGGTAAAGATTTAATTTCTTTTAAACTTCACTTGAATGCTCCTTCTAAAATTGCAGAGTTACAAGAACTTGAACATTGGAGAACCAAATTTGAAATTGCTGGAAGTGCAACAGAAGGATTCTTCAGTAAACGATGGGTTGCAAAAAACATCTTCGATCTATCAGACGAAGAACTTATTCGCAATCAAAGAGAGATGTTCTTCGACAGACGAATAACTTCAGATCTGGATAAAATCGGAACAGAAGAAGAAGTGATGGGTGGCGTCGGAGGTGCCGGTGCTGGTGCTGATTTGGGAGCGCCTGCTGGTGGCGACGAAGGTGCAGATCTTTCAGATCTCGGTGCCGGAGGTGCCGGAGGTGGTGGAGAAATCGGTGGAGCAGAAGAAGCTCCAACAGAAGAAGCTCCAGCAGAAGAAGAAACATTATTGGCTCAACCAGGCAAGCGAAATGATTTGGAATGGAGAAGGCCAGATCAGAAACCATACACTACACCAGGTGCTAAAGGAAAAGCGTATACACCTGTTAAATCAGATAGGCGACCGATGGGAGCGCGTAAGAGAAGCTACAAGAGCAAATACTCTGAAGAAACAGGTAAAAATACAAAAAGAAACATTTTTAAGGGCTCTTCTGAGCTGAACCAGCTTGCAAGAGGAATTTATGAGAATTTAGAGACTAATTATGAAGACAGGTATTTAAAAGAAGAACTTACAATTCTAGAAAATGATGTAGAGATACAACAAATAATTAAAAATTTAGAATTAAAAAAGAAGAGAGAAGGTAAAAATGGCAAAGTTTAGACACAATAAAAAAAGAAATAGTGCTTTTCTTTATGAAGCGTTGATACAAGAATTAACTAGAAGTATCTTTTCCAAAAACAAAGTTAAGAAAAGAAAGATAATTGCGATCATTAAGGAGTCTTTTGGCAAAGAATCTTCTCTATATCAAGAATTAAAACTATATCGCTCTATCTTTGAAACCAAAGACGTAGATACATTAACAGCAGAAAAAATTATTAATGAAGCCAAACGCCAACACTCATCCATCGACCAGAAAAAATTAATTTCGGAACAAAACACTCTTGTTCGTAAAATTAGAAAAAGCATTTCTTCTGATGTGTTTTCCAATTTCATTCCCAATTATAAAAATTTAGCATCAATCTATCAAATCTTTAATAATGGAGATTCTATCAAATCTAAAATTTTATTAGAAAATGAAATCGTAAACAGAATGTCTTCTAAGAGATTAGAAAAGACAATGAAACCTATCGATAATTTAGTGTTTAAATCTTTTACAAAACGATTTAATGACAAGTACCATAAAGAATTGCTGGATGAACAAAAAGAGCTATTTTCCAGATTTATTCTATCGTTTACAAATAATGGTATTGAACTAAATTCTTATTTAAATGAAGAAATCGGCAGACTTAAAACACAACTCCAGAGTTCTTTAATGATAAGTGAAATAAAGGAAGACGTTGAAATGGCTCGAAAAACAAAAGAAGTCTTCAATCTCCTAGAATCTTATAAAAATCAAAAGCCTGATGAAAAAATGATTTTGGAAGTTGCCAAAATCCAAACCTTAACTCGGGAGCTTTTATCCGATGGCGATTAAGATTAAAATTGGGCAACAAGATCAGCAAGTAAATCCGCCCTCAACTACTAAAATTAATTTAGAAGTTCGCAAAACATTAGATGGAAAAATAATGATCCTTGATCATTTGCACATTGATATCATCTTGGATACTGGAGCGAAGCAAATAACTGTTTTTCCGAAAGAAGTATTAACCGATGAAGTATATGGTTTTCAAAATCAATACTTAGGATTTTTAGTTAAAGAAGGAGTAGTCTTACCTGAAACGATTCAAGGTGGAAATGTGTTTGGCAGTCTCCAAGCGTCCTATCCTGAATCAGCTGATGAAAACATAAATTCAACTCAAGTTGTTTTGCTTTCTACTAAGAAATTTTTAGATGAACAAAAGCCATTTATGGAGGCAGCTGATTTTATCGAAAATAGTATCGAAGATAATTTAGTAGATCCTGCTGAAGATGAAACGACACCTCTTGGAAGAGTCCCAGAAGAACCCCAAAAGGGAACCATTACCCCTTCTAGGATTCGTAAGTATCTTAGTGGCTATGGCTACTATTAATGTCATTAATTTATTTTATTCTAATTGCATTTGGAATGACTCAAATCTTAGTATACGGTGCGATTTTTAATAAGATTCGACCTTCTTATCATTTTTTTCATTGCCCAATGTGTGTTGGCTGGTGGGTTGGACTTTTTTTGTGGGCTATTAACCCATATACCGAACTAATTACATTTGATTATTCTATAATAACAGGATTCATGCTGGCATGTCTTAGTTCTGGAACTTCGTATTTGCTAAACATGATTGTTGGAGATAATGGAATAAATTTAAACACTAGGGGTGATAACGATGGTTGACAATCTTTGGACATCAAAAAAGCGGGCATTACGTCCCGTGCGACGTTGTAAGTCTGGTTGCCAAATCGTGCGGGTTGCGCCCGCATTTTAAAAACTTAAGGTCTAATAATGAAAATTACTAAAAAACAGATTAAACAATTAATCGAAGAAGAGCTTGAAAAACTAACAGAAGTGGATGAAATTTCTGCAAGTGAAGAAAAAAGAATCGCCCGATATGTTTATATTTTATTGGGCGAAGCATTAGAAAAAGTGCATGAACATTTGGGTGAGAATGAAGAAGAAGCCGCATCAGATGAATTTTTACAACTATTTGATTCTCTTGCAAAAACTTGGAAATTGGTAGATCAACTATTGACAGGTGGAGAAACAAAAGACGCCCTTCCCAATCTTTTTGAAAGTAATAGCAACTGCACACAGGAAGAAATTAATAATGCGATGGATGTGCTTCGCAGATGTGTCATGGGAAAAGAGAAAGACATTGAAAATTCATCCCGCCCAAAATCAAAAGAAGTCGAGTTGGGAGTAATGCCTCGACATACCAGTGCTCCACCAGAAGGAACCGTTTCCGGTGGTGTTAAATGGGTAAAGGAAGGAAAATCAAATGAGTAATAAATTTCTCTTAAGAGAATACTATGAACTGTGTGCTGATGGTATTTGCGAAGATCTTTTAACTGAAGACGAAAAACGACAGGTAAAGAATGGCACAGTTTTTCTATCTGGCGTTATGCAGCGTGTTGATGAAGAAAATGGAAATAAAAGAATTTATCCTAAAAAAATCTTAATGAGGGAAGTCGAAAATTACATGAAAGCCGTTCAAGAAAATCGAGCTTGCGGTGAATTAGATCATCCTGAAGATTCTGTCGTAAACCTTAAAAATGCTTCTCACATGGTCACAGACCTTTGGTGGGACGGAAATGATTTAAAGGGAAAAATTAAAGTTCTCTCAACTCCAGCAGGAAAGATTTTAGAATCTCTTATACACGATCAAGTAAAATGTGGGATTTCCTCTCGATCTCTAGGTTCTGTAAAAGAACACCAAGGTCAAACCATCGTTGAAGATGATTTACAATTAATTTGCTTCGATATCGTTTCAGAGCCTTCTACTCAAGGCGCATTTATGATGATGAACGAAGTAAAACAAAAACAAGTTAATTCTAAAGCAGATCGTATTAATAGACTGCTTAATGACATTTTGAGGAAATAAAAATGGACTCCAAACAATTACAAAAGATTATTGATGAAGAACTTAAAAAAGCAATTTTAGAAGAGGGATCGTGGCTGGATACTATAAAGTTTGGAATCTCAAAACTTCCTAATCTTGAAAGGAGAAAAGGCCCAAAAGTAGATGCCGCAATTAAGCAAGTTGGAAAAATTATAGATAAAGAATCCAATCAACGCTTTAAAGAAATGATGAAAGCGTTGGAAGCAAGACTGCCCGGATTCCCGAATGTTAAAACACACGAAGATTTTCTGCAAGGCATGGAAGAATTTGCCATGCTTTATGATGGAATTGTAGAGGAATATAATGATGGAAAACTAGAAGCTCCAATTGCAAATGCTTTAATTGGAGACTTGAGAGTAGTTGTAAGAAAATTCCTTAATTATGACCTGAAAGACGTTTATAAGCATTTCAAAGAGAATCAAGAAAAAATTGATGAAGCACTTCCGTTCACCAATCAAGCAAAAGTCGATAAAGCTGCTGAAAAAATGCGTCAGGATGATCAAGGTGGTCCGATTGGCAGCAAATACGGAGACGAATCAGAAGTCATAAAAGGGCTTCAAAGCAACATTTTGCCAAAAGTTTTGGGCATGGGTGGTGTCGGCACTCTTTTGGGAGGAGCAGCATGGTTCCGAGAATTGTTAAATGCACCCGGAGCATCACCCGATACGATAATAGACGGCACAAAAAGAGTATTTGCCACCGTTAAAGATGGAGATGGATTTTCGCAAACACTTGGAAGGTTTCTACACAACAATCCAAACACCTATGGTGAAAATTTTGGAGCTAGAAACTTTTTTGAGAATGTAAAATCGCTTGGCATAACACCTGATGATCCAGGCCCGCTACAACAAATGGCTGATGATCCGACAGCATTTAGACAAGAATGGGCCACAATCTCGGACCAAATACAGAACAATCCAGATGCTTCAATGTCTGATGTGTTTCCGTCTTCTAATAAAGCTTTTTGGATTCAAAAAGGCGCACAAGTTGCTCTTGGAAAACTTCCAAAAGTTATTGGTGGCGCAGTTGCATCCACTAGCGGTGCAGCCGCAGGCGCAACAGCCGCAGGGGTATTTGGCGCAGGATTGTTAGCTTCAGCCGCAGCAGTAAAACTATTGCGAATGAAGGGTTTAAAGTCTTCAAGAGCGCAAGTTTTTAAAGATATGCTCGACGTTTTCAAAGACGTGGAGCCAAAAACTGCACAGGAACAAGAACTTCAATCTGGCCTTGAAGACATCGGAGTTATTCAACAACTAGGTCCAGGCGCAAAAACAGCACAACTTGGAGCTGGTGAAAAAACAGCACAACTTGGAGCTGGTGAAAAAACAGCACAACTTGGAGCTGGTGAAAAAACAGCACAACTTGGAGCTGGTGAACTAAGAAAAGCACTTGAAACTGGAACTGCGACAAAAGCTATTTCACCCGGAGAATTAAGAAAAGCTCTTGATGCGGGAACAGAGCCACTATCACTTATGCCAGGACAAATAAAAAGATCAATTGGGTCTGGAGCCAAGATCCCCGGAGATACAAGATTTACAACACTTGATGGGGTTCCAATCGCTGTTGGTGGAATTTATAACTTCACTAAAAATCCAAAAAGAAAAGTTTTTCAATATTTAAGTCAGAAAGCCTCCAAGAATGCACCAATTTCTGAAGATAAACTAGAAGAAGTTGAAGCGTCTACTGGAACTGTTCAACCTGGTGAGAAAACTTTTATTAAAATTACAAGTGTTGACACAGGAGGCTCCAAAGCACAATTTAAATGGATTGAAGTTGATCCTTCAACCGGCGAATCAATTGGGAAAGAGCAAATCCCGTTTGATAACTTAGCAAAACTCGGGATGCCTGTAGACATAGCCGACAATCCTGTTGCAAGATTTGCTAAAGGTGCGAAAA